TCGCTAAATCTTCTATTCCTAGCTTTGACGCAGAAGGAGTAAGAGCATTTAGATTATCTTCAGGATCTGTTTACGCACAATACACTAAAGAGGACGGAAACAATATCGTATTCGTAACTGCTGCAGGTGTTGTAAGTAACGGAGACAACGAGCAAATCAAATACCACAAACAACCAACTGATAACACAAGAGGTGACTTTGAGGCTGATTCAACTGTTGCTGTCGATACTTCAATTAGTATCCCTGAAATTGATGTTCAATTGCAATCTGAGGCAATCGTCGCTAAGACTAGAAAGCTAAAGGCTCAATGGACACCAGAATTCGCACAAGATCTTAACGCATATCACTCTATCGATGCAGAAGCTGAATTGACTTCACTATTAAGTGAATACATTTCAATGGAAATCGACTTAGAGATTTTAGATATGTTGATCTCAGGTGCTAGAACAACTGAGCACTGGAGTGCAGAAAACAATAAAGTATGGGATGGATCAGCTTGGTCTACTTCAACTTCTGATTTCTACAATACTCAAGGACAGTGGTTCCAAACTTTAGGTACTAAATTACAGAAAGTATCTAACAAGATTCACCAAAAAACATTAAGAGGTGGAGCTAACTTCGTAGTATGTTCTCCTTCTGTAGCAACAATCCTAGAATCAATTCCTGGATATGCTGCATCTACAGATGGTAACCAAGAGAAGTTTGCAATGGGAGTACAGAAAATCGGTTCTTTAGCGAACAGATTCCAAGTATACAAAAACCCTTATATGACTGAGAACATTATGTTGTTAGGATATAGAGGTAGCCAGTTCCTAGAAGCTGGAGCAGTATATTCTCCTTATGTACCATTAATGATGACTCCTCTAGTATACGATCCAGAGACCTTCACTCCAAGAAAAGGTTTAATGACTCGTTACGCTAAGAAGATGATCAGACCAGAATTCTACGGTAAAATCTTCGTATCTGATGTAAATCACATATAGAGATTAGCTTTTAGAGTTTAATTTTAAGAAGAGAGGTCCTAACGGGCCTCTTTTTTTTTTGCTATTTATAATCGAATAGTATTAACCGTTCTTTAATAACACAGATATATGAGTAGCAACAACTACCACGACGAAGTCTTCGTAGAAAAAAGAAGACCTAAGAATCCAATAAAGTTTAACATTCAATTAAATGATGAACAAAAAGAAGCAAAGAAATTAATATTAGAAAATCCAGTTACAGTATTAAAAGGTATGGCAGGTAGCGGTAAGACGCTCGTTGCAACACAAGTCGGACTAGACTTACTATTTACCAAACGAATAGATAAGATAATTATAACAAGGCCAACCGTAGCTAAAGAAGAAATAGGCTTCTTACCAGGAGATATAAGGGAGAAGATGGACCCTTGGTTAGCACCAATCTATCATAACTTATTCATGTTGTATAGTGAGGCCAAAGTACGCAAGGAAATGGAAGCTGGTAAAATAGAAATAGTACCTTTTGCATTTATGCGAGGAAGAACATTTTTAAACTCATTTGTAATAGTAGATGAAGCACAAAATGTTACTCATAATCAAATGGAGACTGTAATAGGTAGATTAGGTAGAGGATCTAAAATGGCTATATGCGGCGATTTAGCTCAAATTGACCTAAGAGATAAAAGAGATACTGGATTTAGCTTTTTAGCTAGATTAGAAGAACAGGTTCAAGGCTTTGTGACTCATTCATTAGAGATGAATCATAGACATGAAATAGTTGCACCATTATTAGACGTATATAAAACCTTCAGAGATTAACCACTATTTATATAAAACTATAATCAATGGCAAACGTAAGTATATGGAATGGAACAGCGACCTTCAGTGAAGGAGACACTCCATTCGGATTTTATGACAGTGATAGCACATTTCAAGGTGATGCTGTTAAGGTAGCAAAGTTTGTAGGTACTCGCTTAGGATATCCACTTATGGATGTCGAATTACAGCAGGCTCAAATGTATGCTTGCTTTGAAGAAGCTGTGACTACTTACGGTAACGAAGTCTTTCAATATAAGATTAGAGAGAATTACCTGAACTTAGAAGGTTCTACCACAGGTAGTACAATGAATAACCAATTAACTGACCCTACACTTAATCGTATCATCCAAATATCTAAACATTACGGTACTGAAGCCGGTGTTGGAGGGAATGTAACAAGATATACAGGGTCAATAGCATTAAGTCAGAACAAACAGAACTATGATTTAGATCAATGGGCTGTAGATGAAGGTATAACAGGTAGTATAGAGGTAAGAAAGTTGTTTTACGAAGCTCCTCCTGCTATTCAACGTTACTTTGATCCTTATGCCGGTACAGGTACAGGAGTTCAGTCACTTATGTCTGCTTTTAACTTCGGATCTTTCAGTCCTGGTGTTAATTTTATGTTAATGCCTACTTCTTTTGATATATTAAAGACTCAAGCTATAGAGTTTAACGATCAAGTAAGAAAATCAGCTTTCTCTTTTGAGTTAGTTAATAATCAACTTAAGTTATTCCCTATTCCTGGTTCATCTGGTAGCTTACACTTTGAGTATTATAAAGAAATCGATAAAGGACAGATTAACTACGACAATTCTACTAATAAAATTACTAACGTAGCTGAAGTACCTTATAGTAACCCTACATATAGTCATATAAACAGTGTAGGACGTCAATGGATCTTTAACTACACACTTGCTTTATCAAAAGAAGTGCTAGGATATGTGAGAGGTAAGTATCAAACAGTGCCGGTACCCGGTTCAGAAGCTACTTTAAACCAAGCAGACCTACTAACTGATGCAAGAACCGAAAAGACTGCACTATTAACACAGTTAAGAGACATGTTAAATGCAACTGGTAGAGGAGCACAGTTAGAAGCACAAGCTAAAGAAGCAGAAGACGTTCAAAACACGTTAAAAACAATACCAATGACTATATACGTAGGATAATGAAGCTAATACAGTTACTTTTAGAGCTAGATTACAGAACTTACGAAGCAATGGTAAGAATTACCTTCGGAGAAGAAGGTTCTAGTGGTTATGATGACGCTATACGTGCTTTACCTGGTGTTACTACAGTAACTATAGCATCAGAGTCAGGTGAATCCAATATGGCCACCTATAAAGTAAAGCTTATCAGTCAAAAAGAAGCAAAAGAAGCGTTTGCTGCATTAAAACAGAACGCTACAACAAAATATAGTAATATAGTAGCCGTAGAAGTCGG